TCAAGGCGTATCGTGGTCAAGGTCGATAAGGAGACTACCATGGACTACGTTATGCTTAATACTGATAGATGGGAACATGCTGGAAAGAAGTATCGTCTCTTATCCTTACAAAGGCGAGAAGGCAGCTCTGCAACAGAGCTCGTTCTTGAGCATGATGGCGTACAGAGTAGCCATGTTGTGGCATATCATCAAATCGAGTGGCTAGAGGAATAACTCACTTGAAGGATCTTATTCTCACAGAAAATAAGTTCGACAGTAATCCTCACTGGGATGTGCCTCTTCGTATGAAAGGACCATATCCCTATATCACCTCAGACCTTTTCGATCAGGGTGGCTATGACCTTTCTCCTGTAGAGAGAATGTATGCTGATAGAAACAACGATGATGCAGTAGTCCATAAGCCACACAGAGTAGCACTCAGACAGACATGGTTCGAGCAGCCCTACAAGAACCAAGGGGCTGTTCTGAACCATGCCTTGCTTTTTGAGCGTAAGGGGTATAAAGGCCCCGCTCGAGAACAGCTAAAAACATGGGCAAAACCGTTTCCAGCGTATCATAAACTGCTAAATATCAAACCCAAATGGGGCCTTGACTTTTCCATGGACTACTACGATTCGGAAGGTAACACCTTTGAGGTGTTGCACTGGGAATATGACGGCTTTGTTCACGACGAAATCAATAGTATCAAGCATCACGTGGAACCTATTCTATTATCGATAGACTGGGATGACGCAGCCAAAGAGATTCTAAAAAGGAAAGACGAGTGGTATTCGCTTGACTTTTTCCAACAATCAGAGTATAAGTGTAAGTACTTCGGCATATCCAAAGAGCGATATAAGATGGTAGTATGGGAATAGAAACAAAGGTAACAATTAATGAGCGTATTCGCTAGCAATAAAGTCGAGAGTACAAGTCAGCCCTGCTTCTTCGGAGAGCCGGTAAACATCGCGCGCTATGATAAGCAGCGCTATCCCATATTCGAAAAACTTACAGATAAACAACTAGGTTTCTTTTGGCGTCCGGAAGAGATCGATCTATCTCGTGACGGAAAAGACTTTAAAGGTCTAAGTGAGCATGAGCAACATATATTTACGTCAAATCTCAAAAGGCAAATACTTTTGGACTCTGTACAGGGGAGAGCTCCCTCCATGGCTTTCCTCCCTATATGTTCGTTGCCTGAACTGGAAACCTGGATCCAAACTTGGGCGTTCTTTGAGACTATCCACTCCCGTTCGTATACACATATTATACGAAACGTGTATAGTGACCCCTCGAAGATTTTTGATGAGATGCTCGACGTTCCTGAGATCCTAGACTGTGCTGCAGACATTAGTAAGTACTACGATGATCTAATCAAGTGGAACAACTTTGCATTCGATCCTGGTGAGTTCTATGACGAGTACGAGCACAAGAAGGCTCTATGGCTTTGTCTCAATGCAGTTAATGCTCTTGAAGGAGTAAGATTCTATGTCTCGTTTGCATGCAGTTGGGCTTTTGCGGAAGTTAAGAAAATGGAAGGAAATGCAAAGATCATTAAGCTCATCGCGCGGGACGAGAACGTCCACCTTGCCTCAACTCAGCAGCTCCTCAAGATTCTACCAAAAGAAGATGAAGACTTTGCTCGCATACAAGAAGAGACACGGGAGGAGTCTATCAGTATGTTTTACCGAGTGGTCGAGCAAGAGAAAAGTTGGGCGCGCTATCTTTTCCAGAACGGCTCGATGATTGGACTCAATGAGCAACTTCTCTGTGACTATGTAGACCATATTGCTGCAAAGCGCATGGGTGCTATCGGTCTCAATGGTAAGCCAGGATCCAATCCTCTTCCATGGACAATGAAGTGGATCTCAGGATCAGACGTTCAGGTAGCTCCTCAGGAAACAGAAATCACCAGTTATATAAATGGTGGAGTGAAAAAAGATGTTGATGAAAACACATTTAAGGGATTCTCTCTATGAACGAATGGTATTGTTGCGAAAGCTGCGACTCAGAGTTTAAAGTAGTAACCATTACTGACAGCCCCGACAGAATACTCTTCTGTCCTTTCTGCTCCGAAGATATCGAGCTAGAGGACGATGAAGAGGAAGAAGATACTTACTGGGACGACGAGTAATAAAACCTATAAATATCTTTTTACAAGCGAGAAGATATTATGGTTTGGTTGTTTGAGGGTAATAAGATAGAAGAGCTGCCGGCAGGCTGCGAAGCTTTTGTCTATCTCATTACTAACAAAACCAATGGTATGAAGTACGTAGGTAAAAAACTAGCTAAGTTCAAAGTAACTAAGCAACCTCTCAAAGGTAAAACAAACAAGAGACGTTCGACAAAGGAAAGCGATTGGCGCGATTACTGGGGGTCGAGCGACAGGCTTAATGCTGATGTCGAACGTCTCGGTACTGACAACTTCACTCGCGAAGTTCTATACTTCTGCCCGAGTAAAGGTATTGCCAGCTACCTAGAAGCCAGAGAGCAGTTCGAGCGCAGAGTGCTCGAGACAGATGATTACTATAACGGTATCATCAACGTCCGCATTGGCGGATCCAAGATTCTCAAAGAACACCTAAGATCAATTAAATAAGGGACCATATGCGTTGTCTAAGATACTGGAACATAAACATCTTATAGTTCGTGCAGAGCTGAACGATCCACCATATAATGCAACAGACATTAAACAGTGGATGCGTGATCTTGTTGATCGTATCGGGATGAACATTCTGATGGGCCCTTATGCAGTGTATTCAGATATGGTTGGCAATCAAGGCCTTACTGCTGTAACCATCATAGAAACGTCTCACATCGCTATGCACGTGTGGGATGAAGTTCAGCCAGCCATTATGCAATTGGACGTATACACGTGTTCTACGCTGGATATCAACGATGTATTCGAAGCTATCAAAGAGTTTCAGCCTGTAAAGGTTGAGTATAGTTACATTGACAGAGAACAATCGTTGACATTATTAGACAAAGGTGTTATAAGTAAATAACATGAGAAAGAAAGTGAGACTAATCAGTGGGTAAGAAAAGAACTCGTAAGACAGTAGTGTCAAAGGGCCAGCGCCGGAACATCGTAGCTGGTGTCAAGGAAGTGCGTCAAGGCCGCTCGCCAGGCGAAGTAGCAATGAACAAGCGCAAGGCGTGGATCAAGGGACAGAATCCTTGGGTGACTGTTCCTGGCACTCAGACAAACAAACGTTTTGTTCGTGTCAGAGCAAATCTTGTATGGGGCGATCCTAAGCGTAGGTCGACCGGCGGAATGTATGGGAGCAAGGAAGATGTCTAATCATATCGTTGTATACACAAAAGACAATTGTAGCTACTGCGTAATGGCAAAGCAATACCTACAGTCAAAGAATCTCATGTACACTGAGATGAAGTTGGGAACAGATCTATCTCGTGATGAGTTTATGACTATCTTCCCCGAAGTAAAGAGTATGCCTTTTATTATTATTGATGGAGAAAAAGTTGGTGGATATGACAAACTTACAGAATGGACAACCCGACCAGAGCAACAATACCTGGCAGGCTGATTACATTAAGAATGCCCTACAGAATGGTGAGCTAAACGTTGTGTTCATTAAGACAGATGGTTCGGAGCGCTCGATGCGCTGCACACTGAAACCAGACCTTCTTCCGAAGAAGGTATCTGATGTTCTTCCTGAACCGAAGGCCCCTAACCCCGATGTGTTGAAGGTGTGGGATCTCGAGAAAGATGCATGGCGCTCTTTCCGCTTCGACTCAATTATTGGATTTAGTGAGAGTTCAAATGGTATCAATTAATGATGAAGTCTCCGCCAAAGCAATGGGCGGAACAGAGCTGATGGGAGCACGTCTGGAGTCGTCAATCGACCCAGACCTCCTTTCTAACTTCCAGATCATCCGCTCGAGGGTTCGGGACCTTGACGAGACAAAGGTAAGGATCCTTTGGCTCCATGACCTTCCAGAGGACCCTGAGTCTGCTCACCTTGCTGATGGTGGATGGAAGAAGTTTCATCGCCTTGTGTTCGTCTCTAACTGGCAGATGCAGGCATACATCGCAAAGTATGATATTCCGTTCTCAAGGTGTGTTGTCCTGCATAATGCTATCACACCCATCGAACCACACGAGAAGCCAAAGGATAAGATTTCCCTTGCCTATTGGTCGACACCCCATCGCGGCCTGAATATCCTTGTTCCTGTGTTCCAGAAGCTATGTGAGAAGTTCGACAACATTGAGCTGAATGTCTACTCGTCATTCAACCTCTATGGCTGGGCAGAGCGCGATGAGCCTTTCAAGCCACTGTTCGATGCATGCGAAGCTCATCCAAAGATCAACTACTTTGGAACACTGTCTAACGAAGACCTTCGTGAAGAGCTCAAGAAGAATCACATTCTTGCCTTCCCTTCGACATGGGTGGAGACTTCGTGTCTTGTTCTGATGGAAGCAATGTCTGCAGGCATGCTATGTGTTCACCCGAACCTTGGTGCTCTGTATGAGACTGCTGCCAACTGGACTTCGATGTATCAGTTCCTAGAGGAACCTAACGAGCACGCTGCCTACTTCTATAAGTATCTTGAGGACGCGATCGAGTATCTCAACAACGAAGCTATCCAATCACGTATAGATTCGCAAAAGGGCTACGCAGATGTGTTCTACAACTGGGACATTCGCAAGCAGCAGTGGGAAGCCCTTCTGATGTCGTTACTGAACGAGCCTCGCGAGCTTCCGAAGGACGAAGGTCCAATGTTCACTTATAAAGTGGGTTGACCTTTTTGTGAAAATGATGTATAAGGGATTATACATTAAAGAGGAAACTATGCAGCCACTAGAAGAAAACAAACCTAAGCGGTCTATTCAATACTACGCAGAGCGTAAGGCTTCCGACCTTATCACTCTGTTTGAATACAATCTTGATATTTTTATCATGAACAAGCGTGCTAAGTTTTCTCCTATGGCTCTCCTCAAAGAGCGGAAGGCAAGCGGCTTCAGTGTACAGAAGGTGCATGCCTTCTACGCAAAGATCCAAGACTCAGAAGACGACCGCGAGAAATTATTTCTTGAAATGGTCCTCGACGACTGTCAACGGTATCTAAATACTAAGCAGAAGGTGAAGAAACAAACTCGCCTTCCCAGGGAGAAGCCTGTTGAACAGATCGTTGCAAAGCTCAATTACATGAAAGAGTTTCCCGAGCTCGAGCTCGTTAGTATAGAAGCTGTGCAGATCCCAAGGTCACAGACTCTCTGCACATACAACACTAAGACAAGGAAGTTTACTATCTTCCAGGCTCAAGACACTGTTCCCTTCACACTAGGTGTATCAAGGTCGTCTATCACTCAATACAATCCACAGAAGTCTGTACAAAAGACTCTACGCGATCCGAAGAAGCAGCTCGAAAAGCTTCTGTGTGCGTCTACTACTACTCTGTGGTCCGAGTTCAATAAGATCAAAGCCAAGACCTCGGTGCCGAGTGGCAGGATCAATACGGAGACTCTCCTGTTGAAAACGTTCCAGGTATGAGCGATAACGTAGTACGATTTCCCAAGGCGCATAAGTTTGCTCCACCTCAAACCATTGAGGAGGTCAAAGAGAACATAAGTCTTGTGCGTACCGAGCTAGCAGATCATGCTATAGCAGAGGGGATGATGGCATTGTTCGAGGCTCTCGCAAAAGAGGGTGTCGACATTACCGGAGATGATGTGCATATGTGTAATGCACTAATCTGCGAATCAATACGGGCAGCAACATATAAAGCGTTGACTTTATATCATCCTTTCCATACTATGGTAGAGCACATGATTGTGTTTGAACATACTGAGGATGGCTTCTCGTATACTTACAAATTGCCTACTCACTTCGAAACAGAGGAAGAAGATAATTCTTAACATATTATGATTATAGTGGACCTTAACCAGGTTATGATATCCAACTACATGGCTCAGATTGGAAACCATACCAACATCGCTGTTGACGAGAGTCTCTTTCGTCACATGGTGCTTAACTCGATTCGCAACATTAACAAGAAGCACTCGGAAGAGTTTGGCGAGCTTGTTATTGCCTGCGACTCTCCTCGTTCGTGGCGTAAGGAAGTGTTTCCCTACTACAAAGCGAACAGAAAAAAAGCAAGAGAAAACTCTGATCTTGACTGGTCAGCGGTGTTTGATTCGCTAAATAAGGTTAGGAACGAACTCAAGGAGTACTTCCCTTACCGCGTTATCCAAGTGGAGAGAGCGGAGGCGGATGACATCATTGGTTCGCTCGTCCAACATTTCCATGGGGCTCCGATCCTCATTATCTCGGGTGACAAAGACTTTGTGCAACTGCAGAACTATATGAACGTCAAGCAGTACGATCCTGTACGGAAGCGTTTCCTTACGCATAACAACCCTTCGCAGTTCGTCAAAGAGCATATCATCAAGGGCGACCTTGGCGATGGTGTCCCTAACTTCCTCTCCAAGGACGATACGTTCGTTGTCGGTGCTCGTCAGAAGCCAATCCGCAATCAGAAGCTCAATGAGTGGATCGCAATGGAGCCTACAGAGTATTGTGATGAAACGATGCTGCGTAACTGGAAGCGCAACGAACAACTTGTGGACCTCTCATTCACTCCGGAGCCAATCCGCACAGAGACAATCAAGCAGTATGAAGAGCAAGGCGGCAAGGATCGCACGAAGCTGTTTAACTACTTCATTGAGCATAAGCTGAAGAATTTATTTGAATCGATAGGTGATTTTTAATGCAAAAAGCTATTTTTGAAATCCTCCAAGAGGCTTCTGAGAAGAAGACCGAGAAAGAGAAGATCGAGAGTCTAAGACAGCATGAGGACAACAA